TCCCACTTGCCGGTCTTACCAGCCAACACCAAAGAATGGTAGAACGCATCGAACATGGGCATGCCCGCCGCCATGGACAAACCACACAATCCGACCGCCCTCAAATGGACAAGAGCTTCTTTCTTGCCCAAAGAATGGGGCACAAACCCGTCGGTGTTGAATGCCTTCTGTGGGTTGCGACACAGCAGCCACTGTGTCCCGTCCCACACAGGCCTCGACTGGCAAAACTCCACCTGCTCTGGCACATAAGCAGGCGCCTCCACCTTCATGCGCAGTCCATACCCAAGGTACCACTCATGAAGGTTGGAAAGCAAGGGCAGCGAGGCTGGGGGCACGAAAAGTAAGCAGTCGTCTCCATCACAGAGAATGTCACCATCTATGTTGTGTTGGGCAAGATAATTGTGCGCCATCACAACAGAGATGATGCAATTCCCCAAAGATGTGTTGACATCACCAGAGCACCTCATTGCAGGCCCCTTGTAACGCACAACTCCATCTGGCACCCTGCCAAAGCCCTGCACAGTGAGCTGATGCTTCAATAGATATGCTAAGTCGCGCCTGTTAGGGAAGAGCCTAGCGTAAAGGCTGTGCTCAAGTCTGAGCAACCCATCGCGCACGGATTGGTCAAACCTGCTAGCATCCAGCCCAACACAGCACCCATACCGCTGCAACTTGCTAACTATGAGCTCAGCTTTCCTCTGCTGGGTGAGGCCTTTGGCAATAACGACGTCACTCCCGCGCGCAGCCGCCAATGCATCATAGATGCGGTGCTCCACTGGCTGCAGAAATCTCCCCAGCAACACGTTAAACTCCGGCGATCTAGGGGAAATGATCCTCGGCACCTGCCGCTTGCTGTGAAGCGTGGCCTCCCTCTTCACAAAGAATGCAAGCGATGCCATCCTGCTCATCGGCATTGGCCTGTTCTGCAGATTGTCCACAGCACGCAAGTAGATGGCACGCTTGGAACCCAACTTCGTCCCAGCGTACTCAGCTGGGGAGATAGGGCTGCAAGGACCAATCTTGCTAGCTACGGAATCTACATAGTCGACCAACGCGTCTGTGCTGGACTGGCAGGTGGGCGGCAGGGTGCCACGTTCATCCGTGTAAATGACGCGCTCCTTAAACCCCGCCACCAAGTTGTCAACAGACCTGTGGAACGCTGCCACCACACAGTCTGAAGCAGGCGTAAGCAGCCTGCTAGCTTGTGAACCGCATGGCCTAATGGGCAGGTACCTGCGTATGCGTAGACCCCGGTGATCTGGGGCCCCTGAATAGCACACTGCCTCCCCAGTGGACACGCG